GGCGAGTCGAGCTCCGGCAACTCTTTGAAGACCTGAACGTCGGACTTCAAGGAGCTTCTGCTGACCCAGAAATCACGAAGGTGAAGAGTTTCATTAAAGACGAACCCTACTCTACTTGGAAATTTCCCCGCTGGATTAATTCCCGCTCGGACAAGTGGAAGGTACTATTTGGCCCGTATGTTAAGGTCATGGAGGATGTCGTCTACTCTCACCCCGTCTTCATTAAACACACCCCTGTCAGAGACCGTCCGGACGTAATTCTCCGCGACGTTTTCCGGGAGGGTTGGTTCGTTTATGCTGGTGATTGGACTAGTATGGAGTCCCATCACAACCCCTGGGTCAATTGCGTAATCATTAACGTTGTTTACGGTTGGCTCTTTCAGAACTTCATGGCTGAGCCGAAGTTCCTGGAAACCATCTACAAAGTTCTAGGAGTCCGCGACTACCAGCTCGCTTCCAAATTCGTCACAGCAATGTTACATTCCATTCTTTGTTCAGGAGAAATGGATACCTCGCTCCGTAACGCTTTGTTGAATTATTTTGTCACCCTTTTTGTTTACGCTTGCGCAAATAATGAGGAGGTCAATTTTGCTCTTACTAGATGGTACAATTATTGCGGTGAATATCGACGAAATCACCCAGTCCCTGACCAGTGGTGGAACACTCACTGGCACACACTGCCCTATGATCCTCCTGACTACGAACTCTGCTTTGGTCGCGGTTTTCGTTGGGAGCGGTTTTGGGCCGACAAGCATCTCACTGTCCCGGACAATTTCCCTGCCAAGGTTGAAGGCGACGATAGTTTATTTTCAAGCCCTGTCCAAATCAAATCTCATTTCTTTGAGCTCATGGGATTCAATATTAAGTTGATTGAACACAAGGAAATCAGTACCGCGTCATTCTGTGGTAACATTTTTGACGTCGAAGAGAAGATCATCGTTACTGATCCGCGTGAAACTCTTGTTAATTTTGGTTGGACCAAGAAACAAGATGTTAACGCCAGCCAAAAACGGCTGGATCTTCTGCTCCGCTCCAAAGGATACTCCTTACTGTACTCTTATGATGGTTGTCCTATTCTAACTGCATTTGCTAGCTATGTTCTCCGCGTGACACGACGCGCAGAGAGCGGATTAGAAAAGTTCATCAAAAGTGACCGAACCATGTCACTCTGGGAGCGCGATTGGCTCCTAGAGGCCATAAAGTACAGGGGCGCAGGTGCCAAACCGGGTCCTCGAACACGAGCCCTAATACAGGATCTTTATGATATCTCTGTCAAGGAACAGCTGGATTTGGAAGCTTATTTCAATTCCCTTGACAAGGTCCAACCGATTTTGCACCGAATCATAGCTAATTGGGAAGACAATTTTCCCGTGTGGGCGCAGTATTTTGATCAATGGCGTGAGGAAGCCATTGTTTACCGTAAAAGAAAATCACCCTACGCTGCGTTCTCCAAAATGGTTTTAGTCCACGATGAAGGTGACAGTTCTGTTACTCTATTTGGGAAAACCCCTGGTCCGCTTTATATTAAGCGAAGCACCATGGGCCCTAATGGTGTCATGGTCCCAGCCCGTGAGCCCGTCTATGTTGACCCCAGAGACGAGTTCGATCCAATGGCTGACGACGAAGATCCCGGAGTTCCAGATCTATTCGCACAAATCTAGAAAAACTTTAGCGTTACCACTCATGGAAAAACTTAATCCAGATCGAAATTGAAGTTGAAAATTTGAACACTCTCCCAGGACGGGTAGAAGCTTGTAGGCTTAGGACGTTGTAAGAAGCGAACGCTGAGAACAGTCGGAGAGGTTTGGGTTGGAGATGGATTGGGAGTCGGTCCAGATTGAGGAAACTGAGCTATTTTGGGCAGGCGTGCCTCATACGCAACTCTCTTATCTCTAGAGCATAAAACAAAGATAGC